GAAACAGACGCCTTGAGGCCAAGGTAATGACCGCGGAAACCATACTCGCCCAGCGTAGAGATGTGCCACTTCTTGTTTCGGAACAGCACCCACATGCCGGGAACGATATCCGCACGGTAGCGGATGGTGAAGTTGACAACAGCTTCGGTGTTCATGACATCAGCGGCGCGGTAATGCTGGTTGCCGGCATCGGTAACAGCAGCCCACGCCCTGCACAGAACGATATCGGTTGGTTCGGGATAGCCGTTTTCGTTGACCCTGCTCTCGGTATAGCCGATCTCCACCAGATGGCGGAGGTCACCGGGATGCGGATCGGATTCAAAGTTTTTGTATCCTCGCAAACACAGCCACCTCCTTTAGAACATTTTCGAGGGATCGCGGTACGGATACAGCAGGTTTTCAAAGGCAATGCGCATGGTCACGTACACCTGACGGTCAGGATTGTCCCTGTTTTCGTAGTAGTGGCTGACCATGAGCATGACTGCAAGGCGCACAGGCTCGGGTGCGCTGTCGGAAAACTGCACACGGCAGTAGTCCTCTGCAACAGCCTGAGCCTGTGCGATCAGCGTGGAGATCAACTCGTCCTCCTCATCGTGCTGAATGCGAAGATGGTTCTTCACTTCATCAATGGTGAGGATCACGGAGCATCACCTCATTCAGCGACGTCGGGAGCCATAAGGCCGGCAGCCTTCAGCTTGCTCAGCAGTTCGTTGAAGTCCTCACGGAGCGCGGCAACAGTCGTCGCTTCGCTTTCCTTCTGGTTCGGGATCTGCGCAACTTCCTCGTCCGCGAACGCGGCAGGCAGTGCGTCAGCGCCTTCCACTTCAGCGCCGGGGAGAAACGTGAGCTTGCCGCCGATGACAAGCTCATTACCACCGTGGGCAAAGTAGTTTTTCGCATTGTAGCCGTTACTCATGAGAGTACCTCCTTATCAGGAACCGGCCTTCATGGCCAGACACTTCATGCCTTCCTGCTGTACCAGACGGGCATCCAGACGCTGGGTAACGCGGAAGCCGATCTGGCCGGTGGCAGCATACAGCTCGTTCAGACGCTGGATGGAGCGGCCTTCGCGGTCAGCGATCCAGTAGCTGGAGAAGTCACCGAACAGAATGGGCTTCTTACCTGCACCAATCAGGGGCATGTGGTAAGAGGTTTCGTAGTTATAGCCCAGCAGGGTGTTGGGCTGACCCGCCTGCAGGCCGGGCTGCCAGAGGAACTGGCCGTTGCCGTCCTTCAGCTTGCGGATGGCCTTGAGGGTCTGGTCGTTGAACAGGAAAATGGCGTGCTTGCGGTAAGGCGCCTTCAGGGAATAGACCAGGTCAATCAGTTCATCAGCGGTGAAGGCGGTAGAACTGGCGGCAGTGACACCGGCAGCCGCACCGTTGGTATCGTGCAGCAGACCGTAAGGCTTGCCGGCACCGTCGCCATTGATGAAGGCGGCTTCCTCAGCATCGCCGACACGGCGGGCAAACTCGTTGGCGATGTAGGACTCCACATCGAACACGCTGTCCTTCAGCAGCTCCTCAGACACCTTGATGATGGACGCAACCTTGTGTGCGCCCAGGGAGATCTGACCGAAGCTGTCATCGCTCTCGGGAATCTGGCCCTCTTCGTCGACCCAGCTGGCAGTGCCATGAGAAGCAACCAGAGGAATCTTGCGGTCACCGGAAGAGGTGTGAATCACCTTGCACAGGGTACGGAGCTTGTTCTCCTCCTGCAGTGCCTGCACCAGAGTACGTTCATACTCATCCGGGACGAGGTAGCCGCCCTCGGTATCGCTGCCTACCTGCAGGGCGTTGAAAACGGAATAGTGCGTATAGCGATCACGCACCATGTGCCAGAAATTGTCGCGGTACTCATCGGATGCACGGCCGGGCTTGTCGAGTACGGGCTTTTCGGGACGGGAAGACAGCACCTTGCTGGTAGGCGTATTCAGTTCACGCTCCAGACGCTCGGCACGCTCCTCACGGTCAATGGCAGCGCCAAAGCTGTCGATGTCCTGTTCCATACGTTCATAGGTCGCAGTATCCTCGGCATTCATCATGCCGTTCTCGTCGGCGTGCTCGTTCAGAAAAGCCTTCGCCTTGTCCCAGAGTTCGCCGCGCTTCTGACGGAGTTCAGCAGTCTTACTCATATTGAAATTCCTCCTTATTTACGTCGGGGTTTGATCAGATCCAGCCGCTTGTGCAGCTGAGAAACAGGGGTGCCGGGATCAACCGGCTGAGTTACTGGGGGTTCGGGGATGGATTCGGTTACAGAATCCGGTGCAGAAACGGGAGCAACCGCCACGGCAGCGAGTTCGCCAGTATTCTTATCACACTGTTCGATCCTGCGCCGGGAACGCTCAATCCAGAGACTGACCTTGGCCTGAGCATCCTTCAGCACAACCGTGCGGTCATAAGCCGCATTGATGATGCCGGTGCCCATATCCACAATGCCGTCCACGAAGCCTTCCGTATGGGCTTTGTGGGAATCCATCCACGTGGTTTCGGTCATCATGGTGGCTACTTCATCCCGGTTTTTGTGGCAGCGACGGGCATAGACGTTGAGAATGCTTTCCTTGCAAGCCTTGAGCATGCGGATCGCATCATTCAGGTCACGCTCGTTGCCGAAAGCAAAAACGCTGGGATCATGGATCATCCACATGGAACCGGGCGTCATTTCCAGCCTGTCCGCAGCCATTGCAAGTACAGTGGCGGCAGATGCAGCTGTACCGGATACGATGATGTGAACATCACCGGGATAGGCTCGGACATCATCAAACATCCTGACCGCCGCATTGCACGAACCGCCGTAGCTGTTCAGAATGATGCGGACAGGAAGGCTGTGATCCTCGCCCTCAGCGAACAGTTGATCGTGGAGAATGTCAGGGGTGATCTCGTCACCGTACCAGACCTCCTCATCGATGTAGCCGTTCAGATTGATAACTCTCAAGATTTCACCTCCTTGTTCTGCGCCCACACGATGCCGGCGAGAACAAAAAAGACACACGGCACAGCAACGCTGTTTCCGTATGCCTTGTATTCAGCTGCATCAGAGTTGGGTGAAGTGAGCCATTTTACAATGGAGTTTCGGGTACGTACACGCTCGGGTTTGCCGTTGATTGCATCCCATTCACGGAAGACCTCCGTCCAGAAGCGGATGTCCTCTTCAGAAGGATCGGGGGTATCCAGATCTTTGCACCAGCCGTCAGGGTAGCCCTGCAGTCTGCAGCACTCGTCCGGAGTAAGCCGTCTGACTAGGTACTCCTCGCAAGGCTTGCCCACAACGGGCGGATCTTTCCAGTCCCGCGCCATCAAGGGCGGGGCTTGCTCCTGACCGACAGCAGTGAACTCGCCGGTGGTTACGGCGTATACAGGCTCAACAACCATCATGCCGCCCTGGTTGCAGGCAGGCGAACCGCCGTTGCAGTCGAGCGTTCTGCTGGTGTCGGCTTCATAGATGCCGCTGTGGGGATTGTCCGACAGCATGGCGTTGCTCTGATCGGCGGACATGCCATAGACCCTGACCACCAGTTCATTGCATCTGCCTTCACCATTATCGAAGGTGTTGAGGGTATTGGCGACATCAGCTTCCTTCCATTTCTGGGCTTCATCAGCCGAGTGGGGTCTGGTTCCCTTGCAGTATGGTAAAGAGAAGGTCAGCGGCACATAATTACCGCCTGTTCCCATCCGGGAGCAGAGGGTCTGGCAGATGCCGTCTTCTTTAATCCTGATGCGGCTGTCCGTGGGATTGAACTCAATCGCCACACCAGGCGTAACCCCCGCACGGAGCGTAGGGCTTTCCTCCTCACGATAGCCGATGCTGCGGCTGTCGGCACTGTGCTCGGTACAGAAGCCGGAAGCACCCATGATGCAGGGCGGATGATGAGCTTCGGCACGGAGGGTGGAAGTCATCTCACGGGTGACATCCATGCGACTGCCGCCCTGATCGTTCAGGCAGAGGCCTGTCTCTCCAGAGCCTTCCGCAGTACCTCGGGCAGTTCCTTGCCTCGTTTCGCAGCGCGGCGGAGTATACCCAGACAGGCCTTCGGACTCAAAGAGTACCGATCCGGCACATTGTCCATCAAGATCGAGGACAGCAAATATACGTTTCCGTCTTTGTGCGACTCCCCAGCCCTTCGAGGCATCGAGGATTCGCCATGCGAGAGAATAATTGTCTCCCAGGATCTCGCCGGCTGGCAGCCACTTGCCGCTGTCAGGCATAGGAACATCTGCTTCGGGGTCTTTGATGCGGATGAGGCTTTCGAGGACTTCCCGGA